TCAAGTTCGGCGAGCAGCGTCCGCACCTCGGCGGCGTCGGCACCCACGTTTCGCGCCAGTTCTGCCGTCGTCGGCGGCCTGTTGCGGACCAACAAATAACCACGCCGCTCGGATTCGTACATGATGCAGATCATGTCCACCCACAGCCCACGGGCGGCAAGTGAACACGCCCGCAACTCGGGGTCCTTCTTCCAATCCCCGATGTAGAACTGCAATGCTGGTCGCTTGTCCTTCGCCATCTTCGCATCCTTGCGTTACTTCCACCACGTCTCGCCGGTCTTCTTCTGTCCGTTCCGCCTGCGGTAGTCCGCCGCCCTGAGTTTGGCGTCGTGAATCTTCTCGGTGTAGGTGTTCTCCCCCGTGCTTTTCACGGCGTCGCCTATGCAAGAAACACACAACTTGCGGGTAGGGGTGTCGAGTGGTCCGAAACATTGGGGGCACTTCATCCGGTCCTCCTTACCGTCATCACCAACTTCGCCTCGTCGCCCTTCTCGATGGTCATGGGAAGGTGCGTGAGGCCCGAGTCGTCGTCGATCAAGCCCGCGTCCCGTAGCCCGTCGAAGTAGGCTTTGCAACGGGCAAGTAGGTTGTCTTGGTCGCGCTTGCGGGCGTCCGTGAACGTCCACGCGAGTTGGACCGATGCCCGTGTCCATCGCGGCTCGTCGCGGTTCAGGGCACCCATCGCCACCAACTTTGCGGCCTGCCGGTGCTGCTTCGTTACCTTCGCCTTCGCCATGTAGTGCGGGCGGGCGTTGGGTGACAGCATGGGGCTGGGGACGGGGAGGGTGAGCGTGACGTGGTTCATGTTCATCCCTCGTTGAGTTCCGCGCGTTCATCGCGGTCCTTGCGTTCTGCGAAGTCCTGTTCGAGTGCCGCGCGAATCTTGGCGAGTGCGCGTTTCTCAGTCTGGATCACGGCGTTCTTGCTAATGCCCAGAATGCGCCCAACCTCGTGACAGGAGCGGATCGGGGCGGTGAGTGGGTCGCGGTCGCTCACTTCTTCCCCCCCGCCGCGTCTTCGGCGGCTTGCTTGGTGGTCAGGGCTTCGCGTGCGAAGTCGGTGATGCTGTCAAGCAGATCGCTGGCGCTTGCTTCTGGCCCACCAAACGGCCCGTAGGCGATGCGGTCCAGCACCTTCCGTAGCCTCTCGTTCTCCGCCGCGAACTTCGCACGCTCGGCGGTGAGGGCGGCGGCGATGTCGCTGTACCGCACCCACATGCCTTGCTCATGCTGAACAACCAAATCGCTAGTCACCAAATAACGATCAACGTTCATCGCTGCTCCTTTCGTGAGCCGTGGCCCACTGCTCTGCCATCGCATCTGCGATGCCCTGGTATGTCACGCTTCGCCGCTTCCACCTGTCGGGTCCGGGCGACTCGCCATGCACGCGGCCCTTGCGACCGGCGACGATCTGCGTCGGCTTCAACTCGGGCAGTCCCCGCAACCACAGGCACGTTCGCTTTGACTCGCCGTGCCCGAACTGCCACGGCTGGATGGTCTGGGTGTACTCGCCGATCCTGGCAACCGCGTGGCCGTGAGGCACGGGGTTCTCGACGGCGATGCGGGGGCAGGGCAGAGCCAGCATCGCGTTGAAGAACCCGCACGCCGCTTCCATCTGGGCACGCCGCATCGGGTCTGTCTTCAGCCACCGCACGCCGCTGTTGCAAAGGAACGTGCAAGGCGGGTGCGCCACGATCAAGTCGTAACCGGACCAGTCCACCGTTAGGCAGTCAGCCTGGATGTGCGGCTCACCAGCATCGGACGGCAGCACGTCGCAAGAGACGGCATCGTGCCCGCGACGGCGGAACGCATCGCGCACCACGCCGGAGAACTCGCAGAGGACGGCGACTTTCATCCCCGCACCTCCCCGCGTTCTTTCCGCCCATCCATCCACTCCACCAACTTCACCTTCACCTTCGCCATGCCGCTATCGAAATGGCGGGCGACTTCGTACTTGCTCATGCCCAACTTCGCGCCGATTTCCGCGAAGGTCATGGGCTTGTTGGCGGCGATTGCCGCGTGTGCGGGGTTGCGCTCGGGGCGTAGGCGGTTGCGGCGGGTCACTGGGCACCTCCAACCGCCAGGCGATTCACCATCGCGGCGTTGCCGAACCGCGTCTTCCGCGTGTCGGGTCCAGCGGCGACAATGTGGTGCTTTCGCAACTGCGACATAATCGAGGTCACAGTGGACTGCGGCCAGTGGATGAACCGCACGATCAACTCGTCGTCGGTCATGCCGTTTCCGCCAGAGTCGTGCATTGCCAGCAGCAGGCGGTGCCCGCGATGCTTCGTGATGCCCGACCCCGCCAACTTCGCCGCCATCTGGTGCGACGTGATCGGATGCCCGCGACCAACGAGCGGCATCTTGCACAGAATCGCCTCGTACTTAGTCACTGCGGCTTGCAGTGCCGTATCCCAATCGGATCGCGGTGCCGTCCATCGCACTTGGCCGCTCATCGGGTCCGTGGTCGTTCTGAAAAGCGAGTCCATTCGTTCACTCCTAATCCCCTGCCGTCGCTGTCGCGCTGGCAGGATGTCGCGTGGCGAGATTCACGCTCTGCTCGGCAACACGCCGGGCTTGAATTGGCTGCGTCCCCTCTCGAGTTCGCAGCCAACGTGGGAGACTCGGAAACCCCCGCGCCGCCGTTGGGCGATGCGGGAGGAGGGGGAGAAGAGGAGAAGCCGCGCCCGTCGCCGTCACGCGGCGGGGCGGTGTGGTGTCAGGTCAACATCGCGGGCTGCGGATCAAACGGCACGTCATCGTCGGGGATGCCGCTTGCAACCGTCGCCTGCCGAGTCGCGGGCTTGCTCGTCCGCGCCGCTGGCTTCTGTTCCGGCTCGCCGCTGGGCTTGCCGCCGAGGAATTGGAAGTCCTCGACTTCGATGCGGGTGCGGGACTGCTTCATACCGCTCTTGTCGTCCCACTGTTCCAGCCGCAGACGGCCCTGGACGCTCAGTGCATCGCCCTTCTTGACGAAGCGTGCGATCGCCTCGCCGCGCGTGCCCCAACATTGGCACTCGCCGAAGTAAACCTCTTCCTTCTGCTCGCCGTTCTTGGACTTCCACTTGTGATTGGTGGCGATACCAAAGTTGGTAACGCTCGTCTCGCCAACGGCCTTCGTCTCGGGGTCGCGGGTCAAGTGCCCGATGAGAAACACCTTATTCAGATTCGGCATCTTCGCTGTCCTTTCCGCCCAACATGCGGGCACGCTTCACAACCAACTCGTTCTTGACTTCTTCCTTGAACCACTCGGGCGGCATGACGTGGCCGTAGTCCTTCATCACGCTCGCGGGCTTGAACGCACCCGCCGCCAGATACCGCGTCATCTCTTCAACCCCGCCCTGCTCCAACAGGAACGCGGCAACGTCTTGGGGTTTCACGATCTTCTTGGTGCGCTTCTTGCCGACGTAGTACCGCACGTCCCCGTTCACTACCTCGCGGTCGCCGAGGTGGGCAATCGCTGCCGTCGCCAGTGCGTCTGAGAACTTCTTTAACTCGGCCCGCAGCGTGTCGATCGCGTCGTAAGCACGGATGAGGTCGGCATCGTCGGCCATGCCGGACTCGATCACCGCGATCGCGTCACGCGCGGATGCGATGAGGTCACTTGACAACGGGCACCCCGTTCTGTTCCATCGTGTTCACGGCTTCGATGGCAAAGATGGCGGACTTCGCATCTTCCTCTGACAGCGGCAACTTCGGGGCACGCCCGAGGATGCGGGTCAGTTCGCCAAGCCAAACGTCCTTCGTGCTGGCGTTGATTTCGATGCCGAGTTCGGCGGCGAGCATCGACATGAGCCGCGTCTTGGCGTTCTGCTCCTTCGGCGTGTCGGCCACCGCCGCCCGCACCGCCCGCTCTTGCGTCTCTCGCCTGCTTGCGGGAGCCTGGCGGTCGCTCGCCTCGTTGCCGTCGTCGTCGTCGGTGACAACGCCAACCACGGCGGCAAGCGCGTAGCGGCGGGCGTAGGTGATTGCCGAGCCGTATGCCTGCGGGTCGTTCTTGGTGGGCTTCATCGCCAGTGCTGACGACATCCACTGGCCGGACGAGTGGATAAGGACCGTCTCGACGATCACGCTGCCGGTGCTGTCGGTCGTCGGGTGCTGGCTAATCGCAAGCCCGTTGGCGGCGAGTTCGGCCTTGCACGCATCCCACACTGAGGACAGGTCTGCGTAGGACGATTTGAAAAAGGGGTTTGCCTTGTCCTTGACGGCGGACTTCATCTTGGTCTGCGCCTTGCACAGTGCCGCCGCCAGTTCTCCGATGTTTTCGCTCTTGTTCATGGGTACTCCTGAAAACCCCTCCCCGCGTTTCCGCAAGGAAGAGGCGGTGTCAATCGCGGTCGTACATGCCGAGCATGTCGGAAACGAGAACAGCGACGATCGGCAGGAACATCACGGCGCAGAGGCCGAGAAACACGGACCAGCCAAACAAGGTGGTGCTGCTCATGCCGCACTCCCTTCGTTCGTCGCGTTCCCGTACACCGCCGCTCGTGCCTGACGTTTTGCGTCGTTGACGGCGTTCCCGATCGCGGCGGCGATGATCGCTTCCAGCACAAACACGCCGCCCTGCTTGTTGAAGTCGATCAGGTGTGAGTGGCCGGTCGGGTCGATGATTTCGGCAATGCCCTTGTCGCGGTAGATGCACTGGTAGTTCATTCCGTCACCTCCTTGCCGCACAACGGGCACTCGTAATCCGTGCCCTCTTCCGTCTCAGTCTGGATCAAGGTGCATCCGCAGCACCCACGGCGGCTGTCTTCCTCGACGTAGTGCGGCATCTCGCCGTCAAGTCCGTCAGCGATCGCACGCAGCACGGTGGCGAGCCGCCCAGCGTCCGCGCCGTCAACGTCGCCGAGTTCGCACAACTCGATGCGTGCCCACGTCCGGGCCTTCGCGCTCGGGGTCATGCTCGCGTCAACGCGGTCGAACACGGGACGGCCTGGGCGTCCGGGGCCGATCGGGTGGTAACGCTCGCGGTCGGCCCGCTCGCACGCGCGGCTGAGGCCAAGCACCTCGCGGGCCTTTGCAAGCCATTGCTCGGTGTACGCTGCACGCTTCGCGGCGTCCTGTTCTGTCGTCGTGTTGCCTACGCTTGTTCCGTCCATTGGAAAGCACTCCTTTGGGCACTTGCGGCTCGCGTGACAGCGCGGGCCGCTTCTGTTGAAACCCCGCGCCAGTGTTTCCACGGGCGCGGAGCGGAACGGTCCCCGCCAGGGAGCGGGGAATGGAGTCACGTTGAAAGGGGTTGTGCTGCGGCCTCGGATGCGTTGCGGGCGACGGTCGCGGAGACAATCGCTTGTTCTCGGACGGTGGGGCTGCACGAGTTCCATGCGTACACAAGCGCACCGATTGTGTCGCTCATTCGCATCCCGGCAGACGCCGAAAGACGCTTTAGTACGCTGTGGTGGGCCTCGGGTACGGCAATCGTGAGAAGTTTCGGTGCTGTTCTGGGTCGTGCCATGTTGTAAAGATATTGTGCTTACAACGCCTTTACAAGACCCTTCGGGGATATTTTCTTGATTGTGTGACGCAAACCCTTGTATTTTCTCGGGTTGTTGGATAACTTTATTTTGTGTTCCTAGCCTGCGATATGCCGACAAAGCCACTTCCACCCGTCGCGCGGTTCATCCGTGAGCGACGCGAGACGCTGCAATTGTCGTTGCAGGACGTGGCTGAGTTGTTTGGCCTCTCGTATCAAGCAATCGCCCAGCGCGAGAAGGGCGTTACGAAAGTCAAGTTGTCGGAAGTCCCACGATTTGCAGAGATTTTGCAGGTTCCGCCCGAGCAGTTGACTCGGCTGATCCTCGGCACGGCTGGCGCAGGCGGCAAGATTCCAGTCGTCAACCGCACCGCTGCCGGTGGGTTCATCGACAACACGGAATGGGGCGTCAACTCGACGGAGGGGTATACGTACGTCGATCGGGACATTCAGACGGAAGACGGCGACCTGTTTGCCCTTGTCGTTGACGGGTCTTCAATGGCTCCGACGCTTCTGGAACGCGACTTGGTCATCTGCAAGCCTGTTCCTCCCGATGCCGACAGGATGCCGCCCCCGCGCACCGTCGTCTACATTCGCATGTCGGCGGACAGCCGCGCGCCGGGCGGTATGCTGTGCCGGTGGCATCCCCAGCGGGACGGGATGTACCTGCTGGAAAAGGACAACCCCGCGTATTCGAGCGTCGTAGTCTCGCGGGAACACGTCGAACAGTTCGCCGTGGTCGTCCAGAAACGCACGCCGTTCCGGTCGTGAGGTGAACCATGTTTGGTGGGATCGTCGGGATGATCGCGCTGTTCGGCGGGCCGCTCGCCGTCTTCCTAGTCGTGTCGTACTTCGGCGCGCCGTGGTGGGCGGCTCTGATCCTGACCGTCATGTTCGGCGGCATCGGGATCGGCCTTATCCAGTTCCTCGGCATCGCCGTGGCGAAGGCACTGGGCATCCCTAACAAACAGTGGTAAGTTTGTGCGGGAAATTGTGCGGATTCCCAATTGCTACAGCGCGAGCCTAGTGCTACGTCTGTAGAGAAACCACAACAGGTGGTAGAAAAAACCCCCTATGGCGTGGTGCCAGAGGGGGCTGCTGGGCTTTCGTAAAGCATAGGTCGCGGGTTCAAATCCCGCAGGTGGCTCTATTTTTGTGCGGATATTGTGCGAGAATCTTCCGGCGACGCGGGTTCCTTCTCGCGGGCTGTCACTAGCACCATGAACCGCTCATGGTTGACGTAGTGGTTCATCGCTACCTTGATGTCGTGCCCCAGCCACTTGCACACGGCGGGCGCGGGGTACTCGCCCATCCAGTCGGTTTCCAGGCTCGACCGGAGGGCGTGCAGGGGCGGCGTCCAGTAGCATCCCGCCCGCTCGATGAGGCGGATGGTGTCCCGCACGTACCCATCTACCCGCACGTCCCAACAGAACCGGACCTGTCCCTCGGGCATGGCCTTCTGTGCGGCCCGTAGAGCCTCGTAGAGCCTCGGGGCCATTGGGACGACCCGAGCAGCCTGCTTGGTCGTCTCGACGCCCCCACGGGGCCATACGGCGATCGTGCGGGCCTTCCAGTCAACATGCCCCGCTTCCAGCGTGAGGGCTTCCATTGCCCGGAGTCCCGCGAACCGGGCAAGGGCCAGGAACGCACGCCAAGAGTCGTTACGGGCGGCGGCTATCACTTTCTCGACCGTCTCCACGGGTACATACGCCTTTGCCCGCGATACGTTGGGCTTGTCGTTCTTGACCCGCGCCATTGGGTTCTTGGCGAGTCGGTTCTGTCGCTCGGCTTCGGCAAACCACATCTTCGTAAACGTGACGATGCCCCACACGGTTGCCGGTGCCAGGATCGGCGTGTCCGGCTTGTTGCCCTTGCGTTGACGCCGGAGCCACGCGACATAATCCGCGCACTGTTTGGGCGTGATCTGGTCAATGAGGGCGTCGGCACCGAAAAACCGCTTGATCCACCCGAGCGCGGTGCGGTAACGGACCTCGGTGGAGGGTGCTAGTTGCTCGTTCTGCGCGAGAAAGTCCTCGGCCCACGAGTCCACCGTCTCGTTGCTCTTTGCGGCAAAATGCTCAGCCGTGAGCGATTGGCACAGGGCGAGGGCTTCGCGCCGTGTCACTTCGGAGCGGTTGCCGAGGTACTTGATTCGCTCGACGCCGGTGGAGTCACGCCACGCGGCGCGCCAGTAATCGCCATTGATCCGTAGACGTACAGGGTTGCGGGTTGTCACTTGGTAGTTCCTTCTGTTGAAACCCGCGCCCCGTCGCTAAACGGGACACGGGACGCGGCGGCGCACAGGCGAACCCGCACGCCGCCGCAGGGTGTTACTTCTCGACCGGCGTGAGTCCGTACACGTCGTCTCGGCAGACGCACAGGCCCGATCCTTCGGGCCAGTCGGACGGGCGAACCATGATCCTGTTGTTGTGCATATCCGGCGTGCGCCACACGCTCACTTTCGCGCCCTTGTGGATAACCCTCGGCCCCGCGATCGTCGTTTCCTTCATCTGTGCAATGGCGTTCATCGGTTCCTACTCCTGCCCTCTCGGGCGTCCCCACCGTGCGCCGGTGGTTGCGGGCTGTCACTCCAGCCGAAACCCCCGCCGCACCGTTAGGCGCGGGAGGGGTGCTGTTTTCAGGCGATCCCCACGCCCCGCGAATAGTTCGTGTCGGTCAGCGGTTCGCGCGAGACGTACAACGCGCATCCGCGTGGGTCGGTCTGGTGGAAGAAATGCACGCCCAGGGCCTCGCAAACTGCCGCCACGCGCCGCAGCGCGCCCCGCTCACGATCGGCGATCGGGTAGCGGCGAGACTTGCCGTCGTGCGGATAGATCGCCTTGTAGGGCTTGCCGGTCGTCTCATCGCGCTCGATGGACCAAGAGCAATAGTCGTTTCCGTCTCCGCATTCCTGTTCGGCCCAGCGATGGAGCGTGATTTCGGCGCGGCGCAGGGCGTTCGCCTGTTCATGGGTCGCGTCGATGCCGTTGCGGGCGAGACGATCGCGGATGATTTCGGTGCGTTCGGTGGCGGTTTTCATCCTTCACCCCCAGTCGCGCGGGCGATCGCGGCGCGGGCCTCGGTGAGGACTTCCAGGCCACGCACCGAATCCGGGTGGGTGTCCCCTTCCATTTCGGCGGCGAATGGCTCGGAGATAGCCACAAACGCCCGCAGTGCATTGAGAAGCGACGGAGCGGCGGCGATGAGATGCCCATTCGCCACCTCTTCGCCGTCCCCATCGCGTGCCATTGTCTCGGCAACTCGCAGGCCGTCCGGCCCATTGATCGCGCACCCGTCGCCAAACGCGACGGACTCCCAATCGCCCGGCGTATGCCGCGCCGTGTCACTAAGGGCATCGGGCTGGAGAATGTCCGAGTATTCGCGGCACAGGTCAGCGATCGTGTAACGCTCGTTTGTCTCAGACTCGCGGCGAACAAACTCTTCGGCGTCGGCACCCTGGAGAAACGCCGTGCGCCCGTCCGGCGCGTGAACCGTGATGAACGCGCCGTTTCCGCTAGACGTGTAGTGCCAAACCTTGTCACTCAGGGCATCGGCCAACCGCGCATGCCCAGCGTCATCGGGCGCACGCTCAGGAAAACACTTCGCCAGTTCACGCCGAAGGGCGGATGCGGCCTTATCATTCAGAGACATCGGGAACACTCCTTCCTGGGTCCACGCCTCCGGCTGTTCTAGCAGCGCGGAGGCACTTGTTTGCGCCGTGTCACTATGACCGGCGCGAATCGGTCCCGACGCTGGTAGGCGACGGGAACGGAAGAGTCAATACATCGCCGGTTCATACTTCACAACCCAATCCGCTTCGGCATCGTCAACGCTGGCGAGCCTCCCGACGTAGTGCCCCTCGGAGTCATACGCAACAGGGACCATCGGATGCTCGGGCTTGGGCGGAACCACCAGCGGCGGGAGTCTCGTCCCCTTGCGCATGCGTCGCGCCCGATTCTCTGAGATGACGTTATTGCGGTGAGCGACCGCCGCGCGATACTGCTCCATCGGGCTTGCACCAGCGCTATTCGTTGCCATGATTCGTAAACTCCCTTCCGTTTCTAGCGGAATCGGAGCGAAACCCGGTAGGGTGTCGCGCCGTGTCACTTAGGCCGAAACCGGCTCGGTGTCGGGAGTCTCTACCGGGTGAAATATGGCAATCTGCTTGCCTCGGGTGTCTGTTACACGCGAGAATCGACCAAGCGGAGCGAGCGAGTCGCGAGTGGTTACGGCGTGCATCCATGCGCTTCCTTTGTGTTTGAAACGCGCGATCTCTTCCCATCCCGACTCGCGGCTGCCGTCAACGGAAATCGAAACGCAATACTTGAGCATTTTCTTACTCCTTGACCCGTTACTAGCGGGGTTGGGATTCTGTCCCAACACACAGAGTATCGGCTACATCGCGTCGATTGTCAACGCTTTCTCTACGCTTTTTCTACACTTTCACGATATTTCAATGCCGCACCGACACTTACGCGCTGTCGTGTTTGGGTACGGAGTCGCGTTCTCGGGCGCTGTCAACGCCCTGGCACCGAACAACTAGACGCACGCGCCGACGCACGCTAGAGGCTCGTGGACGATCGCACGCGCGGCCAGGCTCGTTGACGCACGCCACTACGCACGCGCTTTTGAGAGGCTTTGGCGCGGCTTTGGAGACAGGCTAGCGGGGTGAGAAAAACACTGGTGAGGAGTCTCGGACGTGACACCCGCAGCACCGACGCGAGCGACCACGCCCGCACGCGACCGATACCGGCCTGCGGCGTGAGGAGAAAAACACTGAGGAGGTGTCGATTCGCTCACACACTCGCTCACCTTCACGCCGGTTTCATCACGCTTTCGCATCGCTCTACCCTCGCTCGTTCACCCAGGCTCACGCACGCCGTCACGTTTCCGCACGCCACGCCGCACGATCGCACGCGAACGCCCACGATTCGCCGTGTGTGTCAATGCTTACCGGAAGCGTTGCACGCTCGACTAGACCGACCAGTCTACCCAGTCGAACGCCCAGGCCATTGGGGGGCTGACTCGCGCGTGATGCTCAACCATCCCCTCACGTTTTTCGTTGTCGATATTCGGGGGGTCTACCACGAGCGATCATCGCGGTCGTGGTTGTTGAGGTACTGGATGCGCTCGTAGGTATCGAGGCTGTCGTCCAGTGCGTGCGTTGCGTGACGATGATCGAATCGGCGTGAGCGTACTTGCTGGTGAATGTCGTGGGTTGCGAGGACGCGAGCGATTGCGGCGTCGCGTGCTGACTGCGTTGTCGTGTCGTTCACGAGTGCGTCTCCTGTGAGCGCACGCACAACTCAGTGCGCAACCTAAAACCAGAGGATTGTACGAGGGCAAACTGACGGAAACAAGACCCCCCCCTACCAAAGATTTCGATATTTAGCATGATTCTGTTTGGGTTGAAGGACATTGGGTTAGTGGTCACTAAGTTAGTGGGCGGTAAACCACGAGACGGCCTTGCCGTACTTGCGGCGGAGGCGTTCGATGTGGGCGGCTATACGGGGGTCTGCGGCGTCGTTGAGGTCTTTGGGGCCGTCAGCGAAGGTGAAGCCCCAAGCGTCTAGGCAGCCCGCTAATGCGTCTACAAGGTCGTCGTGGTCGAGGCAGCCCCGGTCGTGGGAGAGGCGGCTGACTTGCTTCTGGAAGAGGGGGTTGGCGGCAACGTCGGTGGGGATAATCAGTCGGTGGTTACTCAAGAGCGGTTCAATGGTCTTGATGATGCGGAGTTCTTTGTGTCCACGGGTGGCGGTGGTGGGGCGGCTGATGACGTTGGCGGCGAACCCTTTGGGCTTGTCGGGGCGGGCGTTGGGCTTGACGTGGAGGCGGCTGACGTGGATTTCGAGGGCGGCGCGGTAGGCGTCACCGCCGAAGTTCTGCTCGACGACAATCTCCTGTGTGGTTGTCTCGTATGCGAGCCTGGCGAGGGCGGCTAGGTTCTCTGGGGTCGCGCCACCCTTGAGGCCACCCATGCGGCGGACCCAATAGAAGCCGTTGAGGTGGCTGACGATGGCGTAGCCGGTCAAGTCGGTGCCCGTGCCTGCCGGGTCAACGTACATCTTGGTGCCGGTGAAGGGGGCGAAGGACGTAGCCGTGACGTGGATGGGGCGGTAGAAGCGGTCCTGGCCGATGCCGCCGCTTTCGAGGTCTTCGATGGCGGTGGAGCCGTTGTGGTCGCGGGTGCCCCATGTGAGGCTTACGGGGGCTTCGTCGCCCGCGATGTCGAAGACCATGAAGTCCCGCAACTTGAGGGGGTAGCGGTCAGAGTCGGCAAGGTGCCGGACCAACTGGCAACCCTTGAGCCATTCGAGCCGTTGGCGACGGCGGGCCTCTACGTCAAGTTCGGTGAAGCGTTTGGGGAACAGGCACCCGTCCGAGCGTGCCTTGCCCTGCTCGATGAAGGCGATCACGCCGGGGGCGAGGGGGAACGTCTGTTCGTCGGGCTTGGGGACGCAGAGGGGGTAGGCGAAGATCGGATGCCCGGCTGCGTTCAGTTTGTGAACGATCGTCTCTTCGTGGTTGGGGGTGAGGGTGTAGAGGATTTCGTTGGGGTCGCGTGCGCCGCCTTCCTCGAAGGCCACGGACGGGTACAGCCAATGCATGAACTCGCCGGTCTGGTTGGCGAGGCGTTCGCGGGCGTCGAACGTGACGGTGTTGCCGATCGTCTCAATGTCGTCCACGATGACGGTGTGGGCGCGGTTGTTCTCCAGCGTGCCGCCGATGCCGACGACGGAGATGGACGGCTGGCGGTCCAGCGGGGCCATGCCCACGTCGAACGACTTGGCGTTGTCGCGGTGGGCCTTCGTGGGCCGCATGTGCCGCAGGAACCACACGCTGTCGAGCCACCCACGGATGAGCGTGGAGGTCTTGATCGCGGTCGCTTCGTTCTTACAGACGATGACGACCTTGCGGCGGGGGTCGCGGAAGAGTCGCCACACGGCGTTGGTGGCGGCGACGAGGTAGGTCTTGCCGAGGCCACGGCACCCGAGAAGGACGCGGGTGGTGGGGGAGGGGGCGACGGAGTTCTGTACGAAGTCGTATTCGAGTTCGGAGAGCGGGGCGCGGCCCGTGCCGTCTGGACGCTCGGAGCCGATTTCAAGCCACAACTGACGGATGAAGAACTTGGCGTCCGAGTCGAGCAATGCGAAATACTCGGCCTGCTCAGGGGTCAGTCCGGGGGGTAAAAACAGGCTGTGGGGGTGGGGTAAACGGAGACTTTTTCAGGGCCAAACGTCGCCAGCCTTGCAGGGGACGTACTGGAAGCGGTCCTCTTGGCGACCGGGGTTTTCGTCGATGATGAGCATGAGTTCGTCGTCGGCGAACCCGCAACGGGTGAAGATGTCTTTCTCGTCGAGGAGTTGCTTGCGGTACTCGGGCGTGGTGTTCTCGTAGAAGACGCGGGCGGCACGGTCACGCTTGGACTGCTTGCGCTTGCTCACGGGGCTACCTCCACGTCGGGCTGGTCCTGCGGGTCGATCCACTCAAGCGGTGCGGCGTACTCCGATCCGTCTCGAATCGTCGGCCACGGCAGCATGGATACCCCCTTGCTAGCGGATGATTTCGTTATGCGGACACGAGGTTTTCGCTGTGACGGCGTTCGGCGTCGGCGATGCGGGCCTTCGCAATCTCGACGTATCCGGCGTCCATCTCGACGCCGATGAACGCCCGTCCTGTTTCGACGCACGCAACGCCCGTTGTTCCTGATCCGGCGAATGGGTCGAGGACCGTCGCGCCGTCGTCCGTCAATAGTTCAACTTGCTTTAGTGCCCATTCGATGGGCTTGGGGCACGGATGATTTCCAACATCCTCGGACGGCTTGATGCACGCGCGAACAACGTCACACCCGGCGCGGCGAGGTTTCCCGTACAGTGCTATTGGCTCCCAGTTGTTGAAGCCGACAACGCATCTTCCCATCGCCGCTGGCTTCCACCACGCCATCCACCAATCAGGCGGCGCGATGCGTGCCCACACAGACAAGTTGACCTGCCCGACCGTTATTGCCATCGGGCCACGGCACACGCGGCGAATCTCTGTAAACCATTGGAGACACCAGTGTTCGTAGCCATCTCGCTTGTCGTTGTGGGTTGCATACTTGAACCCGACTCCGTAGGGCGGGTCGGTCACAACCGCGTCAACGCTTGCGTTCGGCATCGCGCGTAGGGCGTCCAGACAATCCCCGTGGATGACTTGCCAACTCATGCTGTTTGTGTCCTTAGCGGATGATTTCGTACTGAACGCGAGGCAGTTCGTTCCCCCACTGGCGGATGAGACTCAGGGCGGTTCCCCAAGTCGTCGTGTTCTCTTTCGTGGCGTACCGGGGTTTAGCAGGCCCGAGGTGGCCTGGATTGAACATCCATTGCGTGCCACGGGTCGCGGCGGTGATTTCGACGGGCTGGGGAACAACGACGGTGTGCGTGTGGCCGCGCACGGTCAGGAGGTTGCGGGGGCCACCTAGCAGCGACCACATCCGCAAGCCTTCCAGTCGATCGGACCCACGCCCGCATCCGGCTCCGTGGAAGAACGCGGTGTTGCCGATGCGGAGGATGCCGCGCCGGTCAAAGACGTAGGGGCGACGCCGCCAGCGGGCGAACGAGGCTTTCCATTCGGTGTTCTCGGGGCGGATGATGAGGTCGCGTGCGATCGACTTGGGGTTCGTCGGGTCGATGCGATACTCGTGGTTGCCGTCCATCCAGTGCCAGCGGACGCGACCGGCCCGCTTGCCGAGGGCTTTCCACAACTGGTCCGACTGACGGGCCATGCAGCGGTATTCGCTGTAGGCGTCGGCGGCTTCGCTGCGTGGGTGTTCGGACGCCCACGAGTAGTCGCCCCAATCGCCGATGTTCACCACGTCGGTAATGTCGTTGCGGTTGCGTCCGGCAAGGTCGAGGAACTTGGACCAGTGCGGTTCGCTAGTAAAATGCGCGTGTACGTCCGGCAGGGGCAGGATGCAGATTGCAGCCCTGCCTCGGGGTGTGAGAATCACGCGACCTCCTAATCGGCCCTGCGTGGGGCAAACGCGGCGGTGGCGTCCCCATGCTTCATGGTGTCAACCACGGGACCGATGGCGGCTGTCGCCATGTCCGCGTAGGGGCGAATCTGTTTCATGGTGCAGTTGGCGGATGAGTACCAAAGAACGGCACCATCGCACCCCAAGTCCCGCAGCGTCTTGATCTGCGTCTGCCAGAACTCCGGCGAGATAAGGCCGCGTCCGGCTGACGGGTGAATCTCGGGCGAGATGAACGGGATGATCGGTAGCCCGATGCCGTACGCACGCGCGAGCCTGCGGCACTCGTCAATCTGCCAGCGTGTGAACCGCTGCCAGTGGCCGATGTTGGTGCTGTTGACGTACAGCGACGGGTGCAGCGTGTCGAAGCACTCGATCAGTTCCAACGCGAGAAAATCGTTGGCGATCTGCGACCGGCGAAGTTCGTTGGTGTCGTTGGTAATGACGGAGTTGAAGACGTTGTAGCCTGTCGGCAGGATGCCGTACAGCCCCACGGGTGCCGTCTCGCTGCCGGTGCGAACGTCGGCGATGACCTGGCGGATGAACGCACAGTCGTTGGAAATGTCCCGCCCGACGTGAATGCGAACGTCCGAACGCAACGGGCGGTGGGCCTCGCCAATGCGATCGGCACGGCTTTCGATGTTGACGACGACCAACGCGCCCGGTGAGAGCGTGGGCCACTTGCGGGCCTCTGCCGCGTCGTAGCGGGACACGTCACGCGCCCCGCCGGTGTTGGGCTTGACGGCGTAGAACCGCTGCCCGTCTACCAGAACGTCCACCATGCCGGGCAGGGGCGCACGGGGCAGGAAGGGCCGATCGTGCGGGTAGAGGCAGTCGTACAACTTCACTGGTCAAAGTCCCCAATGGGCTTGGACAGTTGCCCGTCCGTGCCGGTGAGTTTCAGATGCTTGTTGACCTCGCCCGCGAGTTTGCCCGCTGGCGTGTTGTGAACCGGCACGTCGTCCGCGCCCAACTGCTTCATGCGTTCCATGACAGCCTTGAGCATCGCGGGCGTGGGCGGGATGCGGACCAGTTCGCCGGTCTTCTGGTCCATCACCTCCTGCCCGTCGCGGAGTGCTTCGAGCATCCGCTGGTCGAGCAGGTCGGCCAGTTGCTTGCGGGTGTCGCTCATTCTTTCGGAGTCTCCGGCAACTTGAGGACGTTGCGGGCGAAATACTCGGTCGCTTTCGTAAGCGGCTCGTACTGCAAGAAGAAGGGGATGCCGCGTGTGGCGTTCATCACGTCCTGCACCGACAGGTCTTCGTCCTCAACAAACGGGCGACGGACCATGCGGCCAATCGCGGGCACGGACTTCTTGTAGAAGTCCACAACGGGAATCGAGTCAAGACCGCCGCCGCTGATGCCCGACGCGCGGCCCTGTGCAAACACGGGGTCCACGCCAACGGACGAAAGGGCGGCATCGACCGACATGGGGATCACCGACGAATAGGACGTGCGACCAACCGCGACCGCCCACGCCTTGCCCTCGTCCAACCGCTCGCGGCGGTATTCCTCAGCGTCGGGTCGGCCCAGCGACTTGAGGTACACGGCGGCAACGTAGAGGCCGTAGGAATAGAGAACGCCCGCCATAAAGCGTGCGGCGGTACGGGACGCCGCTACCGCCTTGTCGCCTTCCATGTACGCAAACGCCGTCTTGCCCCACTTGGCATCGCTGGCGAAGATAATGAAGTCGCGGAACTGGAACATGAACCGCCCGGCTTCTGTGTTCTGGAACCACGAGCGAGCCTCGGAGCCTGGGTTGGTGAACGCGCTGTCGAGGTAGGACCAAACGCCAGCCTCAAACTCTGAGAACGCTTCGGCACTCCACTTCTCTTGATTGAGAATGTGAATCTTCGCGCCGAACTGCCCTTTCTCGGTTGTGATGTGCGGGCGTGCGGCGGCGGCGATGCGGTCGAACTGCTCGGGCGTCCAGCCGAACTCGGCAAGAATCGCCGCGTTCGGACGCTTCCCACTGAGAACCCAAGTGCCAAAGTCGTTCTGGATAACGTCGCCCATGACGCGGTAGAAATAGTCCTGCGTCTGCTGGGCACCCGTGAGCCGCGATGCGAACCGTCCGGCCTTGTCAACGAAGCCCTCGACCGCTGCAAGTGCCGCGTCCATGCCCTCCATCGGCGACTCGACAACGTGCGTGCGGGACGTAAGGCCGGTAGACCCACGCCCGGTCATAAACTCAAACATGGCCGCGTTCTTGCTGCTCAACTTGCCATCGGCGGCACGCTGCGTCAACTCGGACGCGGCGGGAATCAGCGACTTGGCGGCACTGCGGATGTTCGTGACAAGGTGCGTCGTCGGCTCGCCAATGTTGGTGGCGGTGTAGTAGTGCGACGAAAGCAGCGTTGACGAGAGCGCGCTGCGGAGCATGCGAGAGACGCGGGCAATCGGGAGAAACGCCGAGTCGGTCACGCGGGGGATGCCGACCGCCTCGCGGTACATGGCCTCGATGCGCAACTTGTCCCACGAGCGGGCCGTGTCTGACATGCTCGATGGAGCGGTAGAGTCGAGAAACGCCTTCAACTGGTCGATCGTGCTGATTTCGACACCAGCCATCTCCGAAGCCATCCGCATGACTTCCTTGTGAACAACGGACCCGTGGGCGCGGCGGATGTATTTCTTGCCGAGAACCATTGCGTTGTTCTCAAGCAGTTCCTCGATGGGCATGCGAACGGTCTTGCCGTTGACATTGACTTCGTGAACGTAGGTTTCGTCCAGTTCAATGCGGGTGCGAAGGTTGGTCGGCTTGCCCTTCTGCCCCTTGCGAGCCGAAACACGCTGCTTGAACAACGCGATCAACTCTTCCTTTTCCTTCATGTCCTTCATGCCAGCGAGAACAATTTCGAGTTCGCCGTCCAGCATGTCCACGCCCGGATGCCGGTACTCGTGGCGACCGCCGTTCTTGCGGATGTAGCGGGCGACCAGTGCGGCAATCTCGGGTGGGTCGCCGGGGTTGTCTATGAGATATGCACGCGCAAGCCCTTCAAGAACGTTTTCTGGGCCAATCTCCTTGTCCCACTGACGCATCTTGTTCTGTACCCATTCACGGGTCGCGTAGTTGTCGGCCTGTGCAACGTCGGCACCGTCTACGCCGTGGCGAAGTTGCACGGTCGCGCCAGCGTCGAAAGCGTTCTGGTGGAGGTACTTGACCGCCTCCTTGACACCGGGAATCTTCTCAAACTCGGCCACTTCGGGGCGACCGGCGCGACGCTTGGCCTTCGTGACGGCGATGTAGAAATCAGACTCGGACAGCGTGCCGCCCATTTGACGGTGCTGCTGATACGGGCCGATCATCGACGCCTCAAACTCAGCGTCCATGCCGTTTGAGTGCGAAACCGCCCATCGCCCGCCAGCGGTGGCAACGCCGATGACCTTGCCTGTCTGCGAGTCCACGAGCGGGATCGGCTGGAACGCAAGCGCGTTCATCACGCGGCGGGCGTGACCGTTGAGGCTGCTTGCGCCGACCACGTTCATCGCGCGGAGGGTCGTCCACTTGCGGACTTCCTTCTTCCACGGAACGCCGTCCGTCGTCTCGTGAATCAGGAACATGCCAGACTTGAGGTTCGGCAGCGCGGTCGTGGGCTTGCGGTAACTGAACGCCGGATCGTTGGGGCCAGCCGCACCCATGACGGGGGCAGGGTCCGCCGCTTGCGCAAGGTCGGTCGTCGCGTTCTTGAGCCGTTCCAGTTCCGCACTAGACAGGGCGACAATCTCATCCGAGAACACGGGCACAACGCCGGTGGGCAGGTCGTCGTCCAGAGCCTCGATGATTTCGGCGGCTTGCAGCCGCTTCTGTTCCATCCGCTCGCGGCCAAAGGTGTAGCGGAACCGCTCGTAGCCATCGGGCGTGAGGACGCGATTGAGGTCGGCGGCAAGTTGTTCCAGCGGCACGCCCAGCGTGTCGGCAAACAGCGGGTCAATGTCGCTGGCCTTGACGAAATCAATCGACCGCTCGGTGCGAGCGATGCCAACGGTTTCCTGCAAGGTGCGGGCAGTCGTCTCTTGGGCCTGCGTCTGCAACTCCGACGCGCCGGGGAACAGGCGGTCGAGCGAATCGAGACGGGCCTGTTCGTCCGCCGAAATCGACTTCTGTTTTCCGATGATCTGCTGGCGACGGGCAACGTCGGGCGGGAGCGTGCCAAGAGGGTCGCCGAACGAGCGAAGCCGAGCCTCTGCGCCGACGCCAAGCGTGTCCGCAAACGGCGCGAGGCGAGCGGGAATGGTTTGGCCGGGAATCTGGAACGGTCGCTGTCCAAGCCCAAACGCCGCCAGCCGGTTCGGGTTGGTGGCACCACTCTCGCCGCCGCTAAAGAAGCCGGGGTTGGTCCGCTCGGACGTAGGCAGCGAAGTAAGCGGCGACCGCGTGCGGGCTGCTGCCGGGGCGAGAACCCCGTCCGGCCCGTTGAGCATCGTGTCGTAGGTCGTAGCGAACATCGGCTCGGTGAGGAAGTTGCGGGGCATGAACGGCTCGTAGCCGTAGGCCGAGCGCAGAATGTCGAACACCTGCGAGCGTTCGGTGATTTCACGCACCGAATCCATCTGTGCCTCGCCGAACAACGCGCGGCCACCCGCACCCGTGGCACCGCCGAACAGGAACGCGAAGCCCGCACCAGCGATCACGTCGTCGATTTCTTGGCCGGTGATAATGCCGCCAGCCGCCGTGCCAGCCGCCATGCCGCCACCGACAGCCGCGCCCGTGCCCGCGATGCCGAGGCGGTTGATGCCCGCGTAGGCCGATGCTGCACCGCCGCCGAAGCCGCCAAGTGCGGCGGTTGCAACGTCGGTCAGTGTGAAGTCGGGGTTTCGTGAGTAGCGGAACGCCTCGCCGCCAGCCATCGCTGCGCCGTTGACAAGGCCAAGAGCCGCGTACTTGCGAAGGCGTTCGGCGGTCGTAACCGCTCGCATGCCCGTGCCGATGCCAGCGGTGCCGACGCCGATGAGGAACATGCCGGGGTCGAGAAGATCGGCGGTCAGGCGCGCCATCTGGCCGCTGAACCCGGCCTCTTCGATGGTCTTGCGCCGCTCCATGCGAGACAGGTTGCTGACGTAGATGCTGTAGAGGTGGTCCGCGCTAACGGCCTGCCCGTACTTGTACCAGAGGTCTTCGTCAACCCCCTCGGTCACGGCGTCGATGTCGGCGGACTTTGGATTCCAGTTGGGATCGGGCGTGAACGAAGGCTCAAACGCTGACCGTGCGCCTTCGTAGATAATGCCGTCGCGCCACGCGTGGCCAAACGCATCGAAGAAGCCTTTCGGCTTGGGCGCGTCCGTGATTGGCGGTGGCGCAGAGGGATCGGTCGTGACAAGCGTGATGGGCTTGTCGCGTTCGTATCCGGGGGGTGTAAATCTGCTCACTTGTTTCTGTTGTTCCAGTTCTTGTTGAACTTCTCGGCTGCACGGCTGCGGGGGTCTGCCCCGTCAAACTCGGCGCGGCGTTGCTCAAGGGTCATAATCGACTCGGTAATGCCAGCCTTGCCCTTTTCCCGACGCTTGGCGGTCATGTCGATAAACCGCTGCTGCAACTTCTCGCCGGTAAACGTGAACTTGCCCAGGGGGTCGCGGGCCGGGAGCGGGCCGTCCTTGACAAGCCAAAGCCCCGTCTTGCCGACAGGCTCAAGCGTCAACGTCGCCGGGTCACGCCCGGACTGGCCGACGTACTCGGTCAGAATGTCCATCGTGACGGCGGGCAATGCGGCCTTGAGGTCGGGCGTCATGCTGGGAACAGCCGTGTCGATGTACGCGCCATTGATTTCGACGAACGATTCCTTCGCCTCGGCAATTGCGCTTGCAATCGCCTTATCGGGCGGCATCCCGTAGTCCGCTTTGGCCTCAGCCGCCGCGTGGATGCTGTTGAGGACTTGGCCGTATCCGGCTTTGTTGCTGTCGAATTCGAGGTCGTTTTGCTCCGCTCGTCGCAGCATCTTCGTATTGAGGTGAACGCGGCGGGCGAGCGTCTGCTCTGGCGTTGCAGCCGCTTCATCGAGGGCCATGCGAAGGGCAACGGCGGGATCGCTTCCAGCCGCAACCATGTTGTCGAGTGCCGCATCGAAGAATCGGCGACTAGCCGCATCGCCCAAACCTCTTCCCCACGCCGGAGCGTGTTCGCGAATGGCCTTCCATTCGTTGAGCGCGTCCATCGTTGCCTGCGTAGGCTGCCCACCCTGCATAAGACGGCCAGCCGCAAAGAACCCGGCCCGGTGCCTATCCGCCATTTCTTCCGGGTACACACCGTTGTCGCGGGACCAAACAGCCCGAGCAATTGATTTGTTGTCTGCGGCAACGGATTGGTCGATTCGCCGCATCTCGGCGGTAGCAAGTGCCTTCCTCGCGTCGTCTGCCTTTGCCAACACAACGCCGCCCGAAGGCAGTTTCAGTTCTTGGTCTTTCAGAGATGCAAGCGGCTTGTCTGGCGAAAGAGTTTGCTGCACTGACGTGTAGTATTTGTCAATTGCGGTAGACGCCTCGGCGCGCTGAATCTGCGGGAGAATCCGGTCGTACACGTCGGGGTCCGAAGTGGCGAGTGCGTCAAGTTGCTCAAGGTACGGCGTACCCGCGCGAACGGCGTCCACGATGGCCCGCGACTTTTCTGCGACCGCCTCGCGCCGATTGCGTTCCGCGCGGTTGTCGATCTTGGTGTACCACTCGTCGGCGTCTCCGGGGGCGAGTTGGTTGCCGCGATTGAGGGCGTCCACAGCCTCGCGCACGGTATCGAGAGGAACCCCCTCGTCAACCATCTGGCGAAGCATCGCGTCCGCCTGCTGGTGCTGGCGCGTTTGCTGCGTGAGTTGTGCAGCCTCTAGCCGGTACTTCGTCTCGGCCACGTCCTCGGCAAACATGCCGCCAGGGATGCGGGACGCGAGACGGTTGTACCGTGCGGTGTCGCCAAGAGCCGCCGCCGCCTTGAGGTTTGGGATGACGACGCTGGCGATGGTGTCGCGGTCGTCAAGGCCAAGAGCCTTCGTACCGGCGATTGCGGCGTCTAGTTGCTCGTCGCTTTCGGCACGGAACACGGCGTCTTTCTGTCCATCGACGGCAATGGCAATCTTCTTCTTGTCGTCGCGTTCGCGCTTGTTCTGCAATGCCGACGCGATGCGGGGGGCGTTCTCTCGGTACGCCTCTTTCCACGCCTCGGAACGATCTGCATACCGCGTCTCAATCCAGTTGTCGATGAACTGCGTGGCAAACTCAGACGGCTTCGCGCCTGTCGGGAGCGAGATGCGGTCGTTCTCAATGTCGTCGGCAAGGTCCACGCCGTCCAACGAGAACGCCTTGTTCGCAAACCCGCGCTGTGCGTAGTCCTCTTTTTCCTGCAACCGCTCAACCTCGGCACGGTCGCGGGCGGCGACGTTGCCAGCCGCACCGACAACCTGCCCCGCAAGCCCGAAGGCTTCGAGCATGTCGTTGGGCAGGCTGGAACGCTGGATCGCACCCGTGGCTGGCACGTCGAACACCTGCAAGGGCTGCGACTGCACGGCGTCCGCGAGTTGCGTGCCGCTCAGGAACGACGAGTCGTACCGTGGGCGGCTGCCCTGTAGGAACGGGGTGCTGCTGATTTGTGACATGGGTTATATGCCGTATGGGAAACGGTCAACCTTTGGCTTGGCCGGGAACAAGTCCTTCAAGCCCGCGTTGAGTTGGATGCCCGTCATCGCGCCCTGCAAGCCGCCCGACAAGCCCGCCATGACCGGGTTCTGCTGGTTCGCGTACAACTGATCTAGGCTCGCTTGCGTGCCAAGCCGAATCTGCTGCAAGGCGTTGTTGTAGTTCGTGTCGATCGAGCGATTGGCACGGGCCGAACTGCCCAGAATGCTCTGGTCGAGTGCTTCGTAGGACGACCCCGCGAACCCGCCGCCACGCTCTGCCGCCGACGCGAGCAACCGACCGCGAAGGGCGGCGGTTTCCAGTTGGGCGTTCTCGCGCTGCTGACGCTTGCGTTCGGCCAACTGCTCGGCCTGCAAGCGTGCCGCGTCCTCGGTGTTCCGCCCCTGCTTCTCAATCTGGTTGTTGCGCGAAATTGCACCAATACCAGACAGGGCCGCGCCGCCGAGTGCCGACGCGATGAGGATTTCCGGTCCCATTACTGGCTATCTCTCCGGTTGTTGCTGTCCACAAGCCACTCCATGCTGGCAATCACCATCCGCTGCGGGCCGTTGCTCAAGATGAACCACGTCGCGTCGTCGGTGTTGCCGTTGAGGTGGAACTGCGTGTTCTCGCTGGCCTGTGCCTGCAATGCGAGCGAAGACGTAAACGTGCGAGTCGCGCTGCTGCGGTATGTCATGTCCCGCTGCACCGTGTACGGGCCGCTGCGGTGGCAACGAATATCCAGCGTCCGCACGTTGATCCTGCTGGTGAAGTCCGGCGAGCCGTCGTAGCGGTAGCGGATGGGCTTGGTGGGCGTGAGAAGTGCCTGAAACGACACGCCGACGACCGCCGAAAGCCCGTTGTAGTCGCCCGTGACGATGACCTTGTAGGGGTGGGTAAGGACGTTGAGGGTCTTGATCGGAACCACCGTGCCAAGCGGGGTTGTTCCCGACGCGATGATGAGCGTGTCAATCCCGCCGTCAGGAACCGCAAGGTCCCACGAAGTTTCGTTAGCCCCAGCGTCGAAACTTCCGCCCGACAACTCCTGCCGCCGGTCAAGGTGGGGGGTGTAGTTAGGCATCTGCGGCCATGCTTTCTCCCGACGCGCTCACGCTTGCGCCGGTCAACAGCGTTTCAGTCGTCGCCGACAGGGGCGAGCCGAGCGTCATGCCGTGGACGTAGTACGCTCCGGCATATTCGGACAAAACGTACAAAACGCCACCGATAATCGCCACGTCACACACGCGGGTCAGGCCGTCGTCGCCAAAGAACCATTTGCCCCAAGCGTTCTGCACCTGCTTGCCGTCGATGTACGCCAGCCGCATCGCATAGATCGTGCTGCCGTCGTTGTCGGTCACAACGCCCGCAAAGCCCGTCGTGGTGTCCGCCACAACCCGCGTGATCGACGACTCCATAAGCGATTCGACGTGGGCCGACATGGGCCGCGTGGTGTAGGACAGGGCAAGGTCGTCGTAGTCGTAGTAGTGGAGCGTGCCGCAGTCGTTGCTAACGCTCGGCACAAGTACGCCGGTCTGGAACCGGGGCATCTCCACGCCGGGCACGCTGCGGATCGACGTGGTGGCCGCCAGCGTCGCGGTAAACGGGGTGAACGAGTCGCCCGAATAGGACGCTTCGTACTGCTGGTTCTCTTTGGTGCCGAAGATGATCGTCTTGCGAAGGGCCGTGGCGCGATCGGCGTAGGCACCGGGCAGGGCGAACCGAACGGTGTCGCTGTCAACTACGGCGGCTGGGTCGGCGTACCAGAAATTCGTGTACGAGTTGATCGCCGAGAACATGATGTACCCGCCAGCCACAAGCATGAGGCGTCCATTAAACACGGCAATTTCGGAAACCGCAGAGCCCTCGCTAGGCGTGCTAATCGCGTAGGTATATGGGAATCCGCCAATCGCTATCGGGAGCGGGTTGCTTGCACTTGTTCCGTAGTTTGACCCCGCATCGTCGCGGTTGAACCATGTTTCTGCGTTGAAAGTAAAAGTAAGCGGAGACAGAGATGTTCTTTTTATTGTGTGCGGCATCGTGGACGCCGTAATAACGCCCTGTTCTAGTCGCACCGGAGTTGTGGCACTGACGCTGTGGTAGTTGACACCGCCCATCTTCTTCTTGCTGTTGACGATGTACGTCGTGTCGTGGATCGTGCAATAGCGGTAGTCTGCCGCCGTGGGCGTGTTGGCCTGCAAGTACGTCAGCGTCGAACCGCCTTCGACTAGCACGGCCTCCTTGCCCAGCGAACTGCCGACAGGGATGATGCGGGGGTAGCCGTTCGGTCCCTGAATGAGCAAGTACCGCTCAGTCTCGTCGCGGGCGATGGGCTGCAAGCGAAGGTCCGTGCCCGTGGCCCACTGTGACCAAATGGTGGTGATCGTGGCCGTGCCTCCGCCGCTTGTGGTTACGCCGGTCGCGGTGAACGTGCCGGACGTAACCTGAATCGTGATCTGCGTGCCAGCGTCGTCAATGGCGACGATCCAGCCGGAGAACGCGGGCGAGCCGGTTGTGCGCGAGACAGTCTGCCCAACTGCCCACGATCCCGACTTGCTGCCAATCGTCACGCGGCAGTTGCCGAGGTTCGCCACCAACTTCGTGCCCGCGCGGGTGAACGCGCCGAACGCCGGGCTGAAATCCACGTTGCTCGCGTCGTCCACCTGCGAAGGGTGACGCAAGTGCGTCGCCTGCTTCGAGATTCCCCCGTACAGAAGGGGCTTGCTGACGACTGTTTGTTCTGGCATATCAGGGCATCACGGGCACCCACGCGCTCAGGCCGTGGGAGTTTTGGAGAACGTGCGTCTGCTTCATGGCGTTATCCCAACGCATGAAAGCGATCTTGGCTTCCAGTTCATCCGCCGCAAGCATCTGGTCGTCGGTCACGCCACGCTTCTTGAACCGCTGGAACTGGCGAGCGGCCTTGCGTGCAACGTACTCCTGAATGATGTCGGGCGTCTCGGTCCACGTCCGCACGCTCATCACGTCGAGATAGACGTTGCCGGTGAACGTCTGCGTGTCCTGGTTCACGTCGTAGAGGAAGCCGTTGTAGACGGTGAGGGGTCGCCATTCGCGCTTGGACGGGCGGAAAGCGTAGAACGCCGTCTCGGGAACAGCGTGCTTGGCGGAAGTGATTGCGGCGGTAGCCGTGACGGTGGCTCGCGTAACCGTGCTGCCGACGTTGGCAAGGGCACCCGAGCCATTCCATGCCGCCGAACCCGTCGCGGTGGTGACGTAGACCTTGCCGCCCTCTTCGTACTTGAACGCGCCCGTTGCACCCGTGCCCGCCTGCGTGATCGTCTCGCCGTAGGTGAACGTGCCGGACCCGCCCGACGCGGTGATGGTCTGGGTGGGCAACTCAAACAGCACTTCCTCGCGGATGTTCGCTGCCGTGCCCCAACCGCCGTGGCGAAGAACGATCTTCAACTGCCGGTCAATCTCGGCCTCAGCCTCGCCCGCGTCGCTCTGCCCGTTGGTGTCAAGGGCAGTCACAGCCGGGTCGCCAAGTGCCCGAATGCAGATGTTCACGGCGTCAAGTTTCAGCATGGTTATCCACGGAAAGAGGCGATGCGACCATCGGGCATCATCATCTGCGTGCGACGGACCTTAGCGGTGGTGGTGCCGCTGCTCACGTCGATCTGGTCAATGATGGGGATGATCGCCGCGCACTTGGTGTTGGTGTCCGTCCAGGTCGTTCCGTCCGGCGACGCGGTGTACATGAACACGTCGGTGGAGCCGGTGCCGAAGAATGCGTTTCGTTGACCGCTCAGGGTCCACTCAAGGCAGTAGAACTGGAGCGCGGAGTTCGCCGTCGCGTCGGGCTTGAGGAAGACGCGAACAACGTCGCCCGCCGCAATCTCGGTCGCCGGAACGTCCACGTTGACAAGAATCTGGCCGGGGTTGGACGCTGGAAGGGTGTAAGTGTTGTATGAGGTCGTGCTAGTCGTCTTGAGCGTGGTCCCGTCGCTCTCGTAGACGTTCACGACAATCTCGTGCGTTGCGTTCGCGGCGGGGCGGTAGAGGACGTTGACCGACTTGAGGCGGCACCCAAACTGTGCGTTCCATCGGATGCCGCGCCGGTTCGGGCTGCTTGCCGAGTTCCAGTTGGTTTCGTTCGTCAGGAGCGGCACGTTGGAGGTGTTGCTAATGAGGGCACCCGTGCTGTCCGAGGCCCAGAGCGTCGGCATGCTGCCGGTGTGCGACCACGAACCGCTGACAAGGCTCGAATAGTGCGGGTGGACGAAGTTCGTCAGCCACGTCTGGTAGCCAGCCCGAATCGTGATCGTGTTGGTGTTGGTCAGGCCCGAGCCGGTTGTTCCGGTGCGGATCGTGATTGCGATGAACTGCGGGCTTGCGGTGTTGTTGGTGTAGGTGTCAACGAAGTCGTGCGAGACAACCGCGCCGCTGGTAACGGCTGACCCAGGATTGTCTTCGACGATCATCGGCGTGGAGCCGCTGCCGTTGCTGGTCAGGGGCGTGCCGTTGGGCCGACCGCCGTAGCCAGAGCCGCTGTTGACGACGCCTTCGATCGAGACGTTGTACGTCGGGGTGCCAGCGGGCGCGCCGCCGCCGACGATGTAGACGGAGCCGATCGTCTCGCCGGGCTGCAACATGCAGATCGCGGCTACGACGTTGTTGGTCGCCGTCGCGTTGTTCATCGTGATCGTCGCGTGGGCGACGTAGGGGAACTGCGACAGCCGCATGAGCGGGGCTGCGGGGATCGTGGTGAGTGCCATTAGCGGTCCTTTTGTGTTTGCTGAGCCTGTGCGTAGTTGCCGCTGGTGACAACCTTGATACCCACACCTACCAGTGCGGTGATCGCGGCGGCAATCGCCGCCGTAGGGATAAAGGTGTCTACCGGCATCAGCGAATCCTCGCCCGCACAGCGGCAATGCGACCGTCACCAAGTCGGACGATCTGGCGGCGAGGCTTGTTAGTCGCGGCGGGGGCGTTCCACGTCACGTCCATCCTGAACCCGTTGAACCCGATGTACGGCGTCGTCTCAAGCGCGTCGCTCGTTCTCGCAAGCCAGTTGATTCCGTAGGTGGCGTCCCGAATCTGCGCAACGGACGGGAGCGTGCCAGCGACAAGCACGTTTGGATAGAAAGTCGCGTATTCGGGAATCGCACCGCGGTCAACGATTCCGGTGTTTAGGAACATGGACCCAACGGCACCAGTGCTGATCCGCTGCTGGGCCTCAATCAAGTAAATAGCCGCACCGGAGCCGCCCACGCTGTCGATACCGAACGACGAGTCCGCAAAGCGGAACGACATCATGAGGGAGGTAATGGCCGTCGCGTTGGCGGGGATGACGGCAGAGAGGTCCGCATCGTCGCCGATTCGTTTCCACGTCGAAAGCCTCGCCATCTTCGACGTGACAAAGACCGTTGCCAAAGCAATTGCCGTGTAGCAGAACTCATTGGCAAGGCGAACGTCTGTTGCGGCTGGCGGGGTCGCCGGAGTCAGTGCGTTCACGCCTGTAAGACTGCCCTCGTTAGTCGTAGAGTTGGAGTCTTGGCTTGCCTTTGCCAGATTGTTCCAGTCCGTCGCGTCTGCCGGGTTTGGGTTGAATGTTCCCTCAGCGGATGCTGGCTGAGTCGAGACGGACGGGTAGAACGTGGCGGTAGGCATGGACTACAGCCCCACGTCCAGAATCTTCGTGTCGCCGACAACCCACGCGGAAAGGTCGGTTGCGGGGTCAAGGCGAACAATGACGGCCATGCTGCGGATGCCGACGTTCAGGGCGACGGCCTCGGTGTCCTCGGGGCCTCGCACGTCCACCATGCGAACAAGCACAGACTCGTCCGCGCCCGAGCCGAACGGCTGCTTGTGAGTGACGACGAGTTTGCGGTTTGGCATTACTTGGTTTCTTGCTGACTCGCGTGGTCGGGGTTTCCGCTGGTGACAACCTTGATGCCGAGTCCCACCAGTGCGGTGATTGCGGCTGCAACCGCCGCACCGATTGCGGTGTTTACGCGGGTGTTCCGCACCTTGTCGGCCTCGGCTTTCTCGCGGGCCTGACGCTCCATCTCGGCCATACGGAACAACAACCCGCTTGACGGGTCGCCGTTGCCGGTGATGAACTTTTCGATGCGGTACTGGCTTTCAATGAGCCGCCGCACGTCTTGGGCAATGAGGGCCAGTTCGTAGCCTGCCGTGTGTTCGGTCGGGTCGTGTTGCGGTGCACTCACGCTTTTGCTCCGAGTTTGATTCGCTTGACTTCCGCCTTCCACGCGGCGGCGTAATACGGGTCCATGCGGATCGCTGTGATTCGTGCGTCTTCTGCCGCCTGCTCTTCCGGCGTCATGCCGACGTACTTTTCAACGTCGAGTTTCGCGGCAACTCGCACGGGCTGCGGAATGAGCCATTGCAGGAACTTCACGCCAGCAAGGAACGCGGCGACGACGGGCCAGAACTTGATGGTGAGGACAATTGCGGCGATGCCGAGGCCAAGCCAAAGCAGGTTTCCCAACGCGGTTGCCCACCACGGGGTTTTGTCCTCGACCTTCGGCAGAGCGGTCTGGACCTTGCCCGCCTCAATCTGAATGTCGCGGGCGTTCTGCGCAATGCCCTTGACGTGGCTAGCCGCCTGCTCATGCTCGGCCACCAACGGGGCGAGGGCTTCGGTGTGGGCGATGATTCCAGCCGCGAGCGTCTGCGTGTTGCCTGCGGCGCGGGCGATGTCCTTTGTGCCCGAGGTGCAACCGCTCAGGAACACAAGCGCGATGAGGAACCCAGCCGCGAGTAGGCCGACGCCGACGCGAAGCAGGGCATGGCGGATGTTCTTGCTCATTCAGTACACCCCGTTCACGAGTTCGGCCAGCGTGACGCACTTGTACGTCCCGTCCTTCAACTTGGGCACCACGGCGTCGGTAACGCCCTTCATAAACGCGTTCTCTTGCGAGCGGTTGGCGTGGCCGTAGAACACGGCAAGCCCGCCGTGGGCGTCCAATGCCGTCAGGAGGCTCGCGGAGATTGCGCTGTAGCCCGTCGCGTGCTGCACTTCGAGGTAGTCAAGGTGGTTGGTCGTCGTCGCGTTCTCGCCAGCCGTGGAGGTGTGCGAAATCACGTCAATGTCGGTTTCGAGAAGCAAGTCGGCCTGCTCGGGCAACAGATTGCCCTGGTGCGTCGCGTAGATGCGGGCACCCTGCTCAAAGCCGTTGTCCTGCATCCACCACGTCGCGGGCCGGATGTGGTCGATGAGAAGCGACTGCGCCGTGTTCTCACGCTGCTTGTAGAACGGGCCGTTCGCGTTGTCGTTGAGGTCGTCGCCGGGATACTTGCTCCACCCGTGATTGCCGATCATGTGGCCGGACTTCTGCATGGCGATGAGGTCCGCCTTCGACGCGAAGCCCGAGGTGCCGACCACTCGCGGGTGAACGTGGAAGTTGCCACGGATGCCCCACTTGTCGAACTCTTTGGCGGTCAGGATGCAGTTCGAGTACCCGTCGTCGTCGCGGAAGGCGACAAGTTTCGTGGTCGTCGTGGGGCGAAGGAACTGGAGGGTGTCAAACGTGACCGTGCAGGACGTGCCAGACTTGGAGTTCAGATAGATGCGAATGAAATCAATGTCGCTCGGGTCCACCGTGCCAACGGTCGTCGGATGCACGACAAGCGTGTTCCAGCCCGGACCCGTCACGGCGGACGAGAGGAACTGCTGGAAGTTGGCGATGGTCACGTTGCCGGTTGCGCCGGTCGTGTCGTAGAAGCCGATGCTGATTGTGCCGACGTTGCCCTCTAGGGCCGCGTGCTGCGACGGATCGACGTAGACCCGCATCAGAATGAACGGCCATTCGCCCGTGCCTCCGCTTATGTCGATCGGGCCGGGACCGCTATCGACAGACGTGCGATAGTCGTACCGAACCTCAGCGGTGACGCCGCTTGTCGCGGTCAACGAGACTGAGTACGGCTGAGACTCGCCGCTTTGGACTTCGCCCGAGCGACAGTTGGTGTAGTCCTTTGCGCCCGTGCCAGTAAAGACCCGGAAGCGGTCAGCCGTCAGCGTTGACCCGTTGTAGAGGTCAAACGCGCAAACGTGCGTCGTGCGGAATCCGCCCTTGCGCAAGCCCTTCGGCGTCGTGCGGGACTTGTATTGCAGGAGGGGTGAGTACGTCACGCTCAGGTCGTCGGCAAGCAGCACCGAAGCCCGCTCGCACAGATTGAGCGTGCCCGTCAGGTTGACAACCGACAGGCGGTACTGGTTGAACCGGGGCACCACGAACACGCCGTCCTGATACACAAAGCCAAGCGGGGTCGCCGTGTCCGAGTCGCTATTGCGACCGTCAACCCGCACCAGCCCGGAACTGGAGAACTTGAACCGCAACGGGATTGTCGGCGAAGACGCGGTGTTCGCGCTCCAGCCCGTCGTGCCCGTGGCGGTGATGTTGCGTGCGAGTATCATGGTTCCCCCTAAAGAAACCGCCCCGCGTTTCCACGGGGCGGATCGGATTAGTTGTTGCCGAGCAACGCCCACGTCACGATGATCGTGCCGTTGACGGTGATCGTGGTGTTGGCCGTCGAGTTGCCGTCAACTGCGAAGTTGAGGAACAGGTCAGCCGCCGTAGCGGTGCCGTCCACAAACGCAACCGCCGTGTTCACGCCACCAACCGCGCCAGTAGAAGCGGCGAGAGTCAGCGACGTAGAAGGCAGCACGTTGGCCTGCGTCGAATCGAGCGTGGTGCCCGTCGCTTCGGCAGCGGTGCCGAGCGAGTGGACAATCGCGTTGGTCGCGGGGATGCCCGCACCGACAGTAACCGAAGTCAGGTCGGTGACTGCGCCGTAGAAGCCGATGTGTCCTTCCGGCAGGTCCAGAAGTTGCAAGGAGCCGTACGCGCCAGAAGCACCGTTGTCGGTCGAATCAATGACGGTGCCGCTGAGAGTAAAGACGGTCTGCCGCAGCGCGCCTTCGCCGTACTCCTTTTTGGAGACGCCCTTAGCCTGCGTTGCGGTGGGAATGGTGCCGATGTCGTTCTGGCTCGGGGGCCGAGACGACGAAACGGTGGGAGTTGAGGTGTACGTTGCCATGTGTGTGTTCTCCTTGTGGGGTTGGGATTAGGCGTCGGAGTCGTTGACCTCAATGACGCCAGCGCACCACGGATGCAACGAACCCGCACCCATGAGAACCTGCGACTTGATAAACATGGTGTTGCGACGCTCATCGGGCACCAACGCCGACTCAACGCCGCCGTGCTGCACGATGCCGACCGGGGCCATGCCGTACTGACCGCCAGCCGCCACGACCGCGACGGGGCGACCGACAGCAATGTTGCTGTCCGTGACCTCGAACGTGCCCTGGTACTTGCTGGGGCCGGTGGTGACGTTCTGGCTCGGGATGCGGTTCTTGGCAACCATCACCTCGAAGCCAGCGAGTTTGCCGATGAGACGGCTCTGAAGGTTGTTGCCGCTGGCGTTCTGGGCGTACTGCACGTCCCAAATGCCAGTGTCCTTCGCAAGCACGCGGCGGATGTAGGGGTCGATCCACATATAGCGACCGCCCTCGGGCACGTTGTCGTTGTCCATCGCCTCGGCAAGAGCCTGGGCGTCGTCAAGGAAGTTGGACGCGCCCGTAGACGTAACGGGGTAAGCCGCCGCCACCGTCTCGCTCGACTCTGCGGCAACGTCGCGGGTAACGCGGTTGCCGCCGTTGTGGACTTCGCGCCCGTTCTTGGTGACGGACGCGGCGCGAGCGGTGAGAACGAGCAAGCGGGCGAGCCGATTGTCGTAGAACCGCGCGATGCGCTCGCCGGTCTTGCGGGCAAGCGGGCCAAGAATGTCGAAGTTGGCAATCTTCATCTGGTCGAGCGGGACGTCGTGGTGAGCCACAACGATGCCGTCGATCGTGATGTTGCCCTCGTCAATCTCGAACTGCTGACCAAGCAGTTCATCGCCGGGGGTGTGTTCCTCGGGGTCGGGGGTGTCGGCCATCAGATAGAACTGGTGGCTGTTGCCCTGCGTGATGATCTTGCGCTGAATGGCCGGGCTGTCCGCGAAGATCACTTCGTCACGGAACGCCTCGACCACGCCCAACTGAAACATTTCCTCTGGCGACAGGGCATACTCGGTGCCTGCCGCGTTGTTGAGGAAGCGAGACGGATTGCTTGAAGACATGGGTTCACCTCATGGGTGGAAAGTGAGAAAGTGCAACGAACGCGCTTCCGGCACTTGCCGCGCACGGGGTGTCCACGGGCTTCTTGCGAAGGTGTCCGTAGGCCCGATTGCCAGCGAAATGTGACCGTGGCGACGCGACACTCGACGGCCTAATGGCTGTGTGTCACGCGACCAGAAAACACGCGGGCGTCTTTCAACGCCCACGGGTGATTACTTCTTGAGACGGGCCTTGCCTGCCTGCTCGATGCTCATGCCGACAGGACCGGAAATCTCTGCCTCTTCGTCAGCGACAGGCTTCGCCGGAGCGGGCTTGCCCAACTCCTTTTCGAGTTCGGCGATGCGGGCGCGTGCAGCGACCAGTTCATTCGCGTTCGCGTCGGCCTCGTGCAGCGGACGCGGCGTGGTCTTGGTCTTGGCAATGGCCGCGTCAATCGCGCCGTTGAGTTCCGTAGCGTGCCCGGTCGTCCATTGCAGGCCGGTCTTGGTATCGAAGATAATCGCGTACTTGCCGGACTTGTTCTTGGTGGTGCATCCGCCCGAGTGAATCGACGCGGCGTTCTCTGTCATCCACTTTGCGTACTTCGTCATGGTTGCCATCGAGATTCCTTACGAGAAGCGGCGGTTGATTTCCGCCATGTGTTCTTTGAGCGTGCGTTGGGCAACGATGTCGCCTTCCTGCGCACGCTTGTTGAGGTCTTTGAGTTCCGCAAGGTTCTTGGGGGCGTTGCCGATGGTCGCGGGCATGGTGCCCACGATCGCCTTGAACCCGCGATTTGCCTCGTCGTACTTGGCCTTCACGAGACGCACGGCGTCCAATGCGGCCTTCGTGTCGGTGCCCGTGATCGCAGCGTTGCGGGCCTTCGCCTCGTCGGAATCGAGGTTGGACGCGGCCCATCGCATGAGGTTTTCGTAGTCCTCTTGTTTGCCGCCCGCGATCTGGAAAGCGTTCTGCCGCACCTGCTCCTGCGTCTCTTTGACGCGAGCGGCCTTGATTTCGGCGGCTTCCACCTGCCCAACAAAGATCGAGTTGAGAGCGTCCTTGTTGAGCCGGTACACCTTGCCGTCCGCACCCTTGACTTCGATGTTCTTGAACTTGGCGAAAGCGTCGTCGTCGATGCTCCGGTTCTTCACCAGAGTCTCGCCGAACGCCTTGTTGTCCAAGCCCACGGCCTTGAACAGACCGTCAATGTCTGTCTCGGCGTACTCAACTTTGGTCGTGTCCTGTCCGGACATGGCCTTATAGAACGCAATGGCCGCGTCCCTGCTTGCGAACATGCCTCCGTCGCCGTACACCGGGGCGTTGTCGCCTATGGGCACGTTTCGATGCTTGAACAGTTCCCGCATTCCCTGTTGGGCTGCGGCGTCGTCTTTCCATTTGTTTGCAATCAACTCCGGCTGCGGCTGTGGGGGCGCGCTGGCCGGTGCCGCTGGTGCGGCTACCTGCTCTGCCATTCTGCTTCCTTTCGCTTACGCTGCGGGCGGGGCGGCCTGCTGCTGTGCAATGCCACCCGCCGCGCGTGCTGCTTCCTGAGCGACCGAAGTGGCCGCTTGGACCTTGACCTGATCCGCCATCGCCCGCCGTGCCTCCTGCTCCAACTGCTCGGGTGTCTTGACAAGGCCAGGTTCGGCCACGCCAAGCGTGCGAGCGGCGAGAGAGAGCAACACCCCCACGTTGATCTGCCGTGCCGCCTCGGGTCCGAGCGAACCCGCGAGTTGCGCGAGTTGCAAAGCGGCCTCGGCGCGACGTTTCTTGTCGATCGCCTCAAGGCCCGTCAGCGAGACGACTTCGGCGTAATCGAGTTTCTTCTTGTCGAGCAAGCCCGTTCGCGTGCCCATGTCGATCGCGGCCCACAACAGAGGCTTCTGCTGCTCGTCCACGATCGTCGCGTAGAAGTCGCCAAGCCAGCCCTGCAATTGCTCGGCGGTCTGCTTCCATGCCGTGCTGTGGCGTCCAGCCTCGCCGGACGGGGCGGCGTCCGCGTCCAAGAGCATCGTCTTGGCGAGCGACATTTGCAGGCGTTCCCACACCTGCGAGACAACGCCGAAGTCCGCGATCTTGTCAACCTTGAGAACGGCCACGTCGGTAGCGACGCCACCCTCAACGCGAGCGTTAGGGATGATGCGACCGGACGGGACAGACAAGTCCTCGGGCGTGAGTTGGCTCAGGCGGTCGAGGATGAAATTGAACTTGGATGCAGCCTCGGCCCAATCCTTCATGCGACCGGCAAAGAAGTCGTTGGATGTGAAATCGCCCGCGTACAACTCCAACAGGCCACGCCCGTAGTCGTCGTTACCCGCACGCTTGAAATCGGTCTGGAAGATGCGGGGGGTGTCGTGCGTGACTTCGTGGACGATGACGCCAGCGATTTCCTGCTGCAACTGCCACTTGCCGTCACGCTGACGGCGGTAGGCGGTGTAGAGGTCGAGCGGCTTGTCTTTGTCCTGCGGGCCAATCTGGGCGAGAACTTCGGGGGCGAGTTCGTCCTGAGTGACGCACTCTTTGATGACGTGCAACAGAACGTCGCCGTACCCGTCGCGGCGTGTGCGGTACTGGTCGCGGCGGAACACCCGCTTGGTGAAGTCGTCGTTTCCGCGAAGGCCAATGCCCTCAAGCGTGCTGCCTGTCACGACCAACTGCGTCAGCGATTGAGTGGTTCGGGCAAAGAACCCCGACGACGTGCGGTACTTCTTGTCGAGCGAACTGGCTTCCAGTGCCGCCCGAATCTTGAGCGATTCGACGTACAACGCCTGGATCATCGCGGGGTATGTGCCCTCGCGTTTGGCGTTGAACTTGTATTCGGGGTCTACGTCCAACTCGAACCAACCGTCGCCGGTGAAGATGGTCGAGCGGAGTTTGCCGACGACGTTGATGATGCCGCGTGCGGCGAGCGAATCGTTGGGATTGTGGAGCGAGTCGCCGGAGCGGAACCCTTCCTGCGGCAGAACGAACGGGAGCGAGAGAGCCGCCGCCCAGCGTGCGCGCTGGAGGACGCTAGAGGATCGGCCATCCTCCGTCTGCCACAGTTTTTCGATGCTCATTTGGGGATGTAGAGTCCGGTGCCCTCGGCAGGGGCGTTGTTGAGGGGCACGATGTACGAGGCAAGGTCACGCTGCGCAGCCCTGCGGACAGCGGTAGAACGCTCGGCAGCGGCGGCTGCGGCGTCGTCCACGGCGGTCGGTGCGGGATCGGCGACGTTCGCCCGTGGCGCGCTCACGCCAAAAGCGTTGTCAACGATGTTTCCAATGGCAGTCATGGCTTGCGGTTGTGTTCTCTTGCGATCACTTCGAGGTCGTTGATGAGTTGCAACTGACCGGCCTTGAACGCCAGTTTGCAGGGGTCGCGGCACTCATCGAGGTTCTGCGGATGCTTGTCGGGGTACTTCTCGCGGAGCCACGCGACGAGCGATTCGGCTTGCTCGATAGTGAGCGGGATGCGCTTCATCCCAAACGATTTCGCCGTCTGCGAGGGGCCGGAGTTGGTCATAGAGATTGACAGGCGACAGAATCGAGTCGGGCGTGTCCAGCCCGCACGCCGCGAGGTAGTCGCGGCAACTCGTAACGCAGTTGGATTGGGTGATGATGCCGCCCGTCCAAAGGTACAGAAGCCCTCGGACGATGCTCACGGGTCGCGTGTCCAGAACTCGACTAGCGAGCGGGACTAGGTTCGGCACGCCGATATGTAGACAGGTCTGTATATTTACCGACCGCTCCACATAGACCGACCACGGAACCAGCCGTTCGCCGTGGTTGTCGGTCCTTTCGACGACATGGGTGCCGTCACCGAAGGCGACGTGTACCAAGTGGCTTCGCGTGGTCAGGGCGGTAGCGGCTACCGACGCGGACCACGGATGCCCCGAGGCGAAAAAACGAAAGCGCGAGCAAAAGCCATCGCGTTAGTCTACACTAACATCCTCAGCACATGGCGTAGTTCGCGGCAATCACGGTGTTTACGTCAAATTCGCCGCACGCTGGCGGGGGTGAAAACTCGATGTCTGTGTGCTGTTCTCGCCACTGTAGCCAAAGGTCTGTCAGCAAGGGGTTTGCGTGGGTTTCCGCGAACTTCCGCATGGCCGTGTCGCCCACCTGTTCGGCGGTCGCGGCGTGGCTCCAAAACGAGTCGTGAACCCCCAAGAAAGCCACCCCACGGTTGCGGCACTCCACCGCCGTTCGCATCAGAACCGCCGTGTCGATGCCATGCACAAAGTTGGGAGCCGCCCCGTTGACCTGCTGTTTGACGTGGACCTTGTTGAGCGTGTTAGCGGCCACTAACACACGCCCGAACTCGGTGTTCACGCACACGGTTGGGTCCGCCGAGTACGGCTGCACCGTCACCCAGCCCACCGGCGTCCGCCAAATCACCGGGCGGTTGGCCTTCGCAATCTGTTCCGCCGCGCCACGAATCCAGTCCATCGCCTCACACACGCGGGGGAACATGGTCCGCACGCCCTCCATGAGCCGCTTGACGATGAGCCGCTTGGCGTCGCGGGCCAAATCGCCGGTGAATCCCAACTCCACAAGGCGGGCGCGGACCTGCTCGCCAGCCCCGTATGCCGTCACGCCGTAGGGCGTCGTCATCACCGTTTGCTTACACACCGCCTTGCCGTGCTTGGTCAGAATCTCAATCGCCAGCGTGTGCGCCGGGGTCTGGTCCTCCTTCTCCAACGCACGCCGGACGATCCCCGCCAGTGTCGCGTACAACGCGCTTGGCTTGTCCGTGGGGTAGAGGTTGACGTGTTCCGCCGCAACCTCGTCCCGCATCATCGCGGCGAAGTGCTGGAACCCGCTGGCCGTCGCGTCACGCTGGACCGGCAAATGCACCGCCGCGTCCTTCTTCATCAGTGCCCGACACGCCACAAGGAACTGCAACGGGTTCTCGGCTTCCCGCCAGAACCCCGTGTTCCTCGGGTCCGACGCCGACCGGCCAATCTCGCGGATGTTCTCTTTGACCCACTCGATGCGGTCCTCGAACGAAATCTTGTCGTGGCCGAACATGGTCGCGGCCTGGATCGCCACCTGCCGCGTCACGTCGGGGCCGTCCACCGGGTCGGCGAACTCAATCAGCGACCGCTGCAAGTCGTTCCCGTAGTGGTTGAGGTATTGCGGCTTGGCATACGCACGGCTGCGGAAGTCCGCTTGGTGCGGCATGTAAAGCCTCGGTTCCTCCATGAACTCGCGGGCGACCTGTCGGGCGTTGTACGCCGTGATGAACTCGCTCTCGTTCTTCAAGTTCTCGCGGCGAACCCGCACCCGCTCGTTGCGCCATTCCCGCTGCACGGCCTCGTCGTCCGTGCCGGGCTTCGGCGGCAAGTCGAGCGACGTAGCACGCGGCAGGCCCGCGATGCCGCCACCCTCTTCCATGAGCGTGTCGATCACCCCGAGCATCCACTTGTTGACGCGAATCGGCGTGTTGCCCAACGCTTCCAGCCCCGCAAGGAACTCGCCCATGTTGGGCAGGTTGTCCCGCAGCACCGACCGCTGGGCGGGGGTGGACTGCGTGATGATCCGCATGGGGAGCGTGATGTATCCGCCGCGTGTGCTGTCCTCGTGCTTGTACGGCGGCACAACCATCGGCGGATAGATCACGCGAAGGTCCGCAAGTGCGGCCTCGTCGTAAGCGATGGTCCTGCGAACCGCGTCGTCCAGCCGGAACTGCTTGCTCGTCTTGACGCCCTTCCGCACCGTGTCCCGATGGAACGCCAGTGCGAACGGCTGGCCCTCGTCGGCAGCGGAACACGCGCCAACGGCATCCCAGACGAAGTGCTGACCCACGCGAACGCACATCAGCGGGTCGTAGATCGCGTCTTGGTCAAGGACCGCCGCGTACTTGTTCACGTCGGACGGCTTGATCGCGTTGCGACGCCGCTTCTTGAACATGGCGCGGATGAGGTCGTACTTCTTTTCCTTCTGCCAGCGGTCGAGTTGGGCCTGGGCCAGAATCGCACGCCCGACCAGTCCAAACATGCGAGCCTGGTTCACGCGGTTGCCGGTAAACAGGGCGTTGAGCATCACCGTCAGCGTGATCGCTGCCGCCTTCTTGGGCGTCACGAGCAAGTACGGGGCGACGGCTTCGGTGCGCGTCCACTTGCCTTCCTGCATCAGTTGTCGCCGCTTCTGGCGAATGGCGATGTTGAGGGCAACGGCCCAGTGAGCAAGCCACCGGCGACCGGGCGGGGTCGATGCGATACGGCCTTTCTCGTGGGCCTTGTCGCGGTCGCGCCAGTACGCATCGCGTCCGCGTTGCTTGCCTTTGCGTTCGATGAGAACCTGCCGGTCGAAGTCCGTTCCTTGCAGCAGTCCGGGCATCATGCCTCCTTGTGCGTTGTGTACGTTTTGTACAAATCCACCGCCTTCGCGGGGGTGAGGGTGTGATGGTGCGTAGCAGCGGCCCGATACAACGCGCCCGCCGCTTCCTCAAGGGCCGTCAACTTCGCGGCCAAATCCGGGTTCTTGCTAACCGGGTGATCCGTCAGCAACTCGGCAATCAGCAGTTCAACCGTCGCGGCCCGGTCCATAAACTCGAACGTGTTCCACTCGCTCATGCTGCCGTCCTTTCCGTTGCCGCCCGAATCCGAGCCTTCGCCCACACGCGGGCCGCTGCTTCCTGCAATGAACCGGCGAACCATTCGCCGCCCAATCCGATTCCCTTGTCGCCGTCCGCAATCGCTTCCGCCACCGACGCGACGGCCTTGATGACGCTGCGGTATCCGCTGTAGCCGACAACGCTAGCGACCTGTTCCAGTGTCGCGCTCGTGTAATGCCGAAGCGTGTACGACGCGAGTTGCTTTGCGTACACCGCGCGGGGCGTCCCGTGTGTTTCCTCCCACACCTTGACTTCCTCGCGTGCCGCCTCCAAGACGTACCTGAACGGAATCACCATTCCTGCCCTCTGCTTTCGTCGATGTTCTCGAACCGCGTGCGTTCCGCGTTCCAACGCAGATCGACAACGCCCGTGGGTCCGTTTCGCTGTTTCGCTACGATCAACTCGGCCTTGCCCACCTTGTCGGGGTTTGCGGCCAACCACTCGGGATCGCTGATGTGGTAGTAGTCCTCGCGGTGCAGTAGCAGCACCACGTCGGCATCCTGCTCGATGCTGCCGGACTCGCGGAGGTCGGACATGCGGGGCTTGTTGCCCTCGCGCGACTCGGCCCCGCGATTCAACTGCGAGAGGCAGATCACCGGCACGTCCAACTCGCGGGCCAGGGACTTGATGCCACGGCTGATTGCCGAGACTTCGACCTGTCGGCTCTCGCGTGCCTGCGCCGGGCTGGTCAACAACTGCATGTAGTCGATGACGATGGCACAGACCGGCACGCCCTCACGCTTGCGGGCCAGCACCCGGCGACGGGCCATGTTGCGGAGTTGGGTAATGGTCAACCCCGCCCGGTCGATGATGTCGATGGGCATGTTCGCAACCGTGTCGGCGGCACCGAGAACGCGGCGGTACTGGTCGCCGCCCATTGTTCCGTTGCGGAGAACCGGCAGGTCAACGCCCGCATGTGCGGACGCGATACGGTCCCACAGGGCTTCGGCGGACATTTCCAGCGAGAACAGGAGGATCGCCCCCGCCTCGGTCCCGCAAATACCCTCGGCCATGTTCACGGCCAGGGCGGTCTTGCCCATGCTCGGGCGGGCAGCGACGATGACCAACTCGCCGGGCTGGAACCCGCTGGTCATGGCGTCCAGCCGGAAGAACCCCACCTTGACGCCGCGATTGCCCTTCGGCGAGTCCAAAGCCGCGAGCCGGGCGGTCGTCAGTTCCTTCATCGTGCGAACCACGGCCTGCGACTTGGCTTCGGTCAGTTCGATTGCCGCGCTCTGGTACTCGTCCAGAACCACCGTCACGGCGTCCGAGTCGGTGGGGTCAATGTCGTAGGCTTTGTGGACGGCCTGCCCCGCGTTGACCACAAGACGGCGCAAGGCTGCCGACTGGCCGACGATCTTGGCGTAGGTCACGGCTCCTGCGGCGGACGGCACGCTCTCGGCCAGTTCGCGTAGGTACTCGCCACCGCCCACGGCCTCGAACAGATTGCCGTTCTTGATCGCCTCAATGAGCAACACGAGGTCGATACGCCCCATGCGGTCGATGATGTCGCACGCCACCCGGTAGATCGCCGCGTGCCGCTCGTCGTAGAAGTCCTCGGGGCTGGCGATGTGGGTTTGCACGTCGGCAAGTACGTTCGGATCGTTGAGAATGGCCCCCAAAAGGCTCATCTCGGCATGGACCGCCTTCGGCACCGGGCGATTGAACAAGGCTTCGAGGTTGACGATCGGCGCGTTACGCGGCATGGTGGCCCTCCTTGACCATCGCCACGAACTCTGGCGGGGGTGTATTGACGAACTGAGACTTGGGCCAGTTGGCGAACTTGGCGTGCTTGGCCTTCAGAGCCTCTACGATTCGCTCTACGGCGTCCGAAGGCAGTTGACGGACCATCAGGGCATCCGACTCTCGGGCGTCTCTAATCGAATCTAATGGCGTTGTGGACTTGACCCACGGTTCACCCGCGAGCCAACGGTCGATGCGGGGTGCAAACCGATCCGCCCATCCGGGATTGCTCTTGGCCTTCGCAAGTGCGGCCATGATCGCCGGTGCATGTTGGTCCAGGTTCTTGCGATACCAGTGCAGCCGGGCGTGTCCGGGGTCGGGCCGCTTGTTCTCGGGGTAGGCGTGAAAGAACACCTCAAACGGCTCGACGGCGTTAGAACCAGAAGACAGAATACATTCTTCTTCTTCATCTTCTACGAAACGGTTATCCGATTTTGCCGAGGGGGGGATAAGGGGGGGGTTATCCGAACTTCCAACCCCCCGGTTATCCGAACCGCGTTTCAGGGAGGGATTGCCACCTTTGGACCCGTTCGCCTTGTTCTTTTCCGACAGTTCGGCATCCCGAACCATCCGGCGGCAGACGATCACGCCGTCCACAATCGAGTAGACGCCAGCGTTCTCAAGTTCGGCGAGCAGCGTCCGCACCTCGGCGGCGTCGGCACCCACGTTTCGCGCCAGTTCTGCCGTCGTCGGCGGCCTGTTGCGGACCAACAAATAACCACGCCGCTCGGCTTCGTACATGATGCAGATCATGTCTACCCACAGCCCACGGGCGGCGAGTGAACACGCCCGCAACTCGGGGTCCTTCTTCCAATCCCCGATGTAGAACTGCAATGCTGGTCGCTTGTCCTTCGCCATCTTCGCATCCTTGCGTTCGCGTTACTTCCACCACGTCTCGCCGGTCTTCTTCTGTCCGTTCCGCCTGCGGTAGTCCGCCGCCCTGAGTTTGGCGTCGTG